ACTATGTCCATCAATATACATTCCAAGCGTCTTGCTGGCTTAACCAAGATGATACTATTGATGCTGATGATGCCTTTGCCTTTAGAGAATTTGACTTTGATGTTCTTAACACTGATTTTAACCAATCTGTTATGAGTATTGAAGGCGATGTTGACCAAGAAAATTAATTTATGAGAGAAAAAAGAATTTATAATATTTGCATAAGTTATTTCTTAGAAACTTTAACTAAAAATGATTTAAACAAATTAAAAAAGTTTAGAAATATTCTTGTGAGATATGGCAAATTAATTGAATTTCATAATAATCAAAATTCAACTTATTTTCTTCTTGGAAATAATGCCTTGACTATCCAACTTAGATAATTTATGAAAAAACTATTAATTATTTTACTATTAATTCCATCTTTTGCTTTTGCAAAAGTAAAGAATAAATCTTTAGATTTAAATGCTAGGGTAATAGAGCGTTGTAAAAATTGGGATACGCTTGAAGATATGCCTCAAAAAGAAGCTATCAGGTGTCTAAAAGCCTTAATTATTAGGAACGACGAGGCTATTAGATTTCATAATGCCGATATTATCAACCTCTATGATGTTATAGATAATTTTAATTAAAAAACCATAAACATCCTAGAATATGAAAAGACTTGGCAACAAAGAGTTATCTAAAAGATTGATTGATAATTATTATAAGAAGTTTGGCACAACTAGAGAAAAGGAAAGTAAAAGAATAAAATTAGCAATGAAACAAGATGCAATGCCAAACTATAGAAATGCTAAATTAGAAGATTTAGAATATCTTTTAGAAGACCATAAACATCTTTTCCCAATCAACTGAAAAGTTTTTATACCAAGTAAGAAATTGACTAAATGAGTCACACGCGTCGTCGTGAGAACCATTAGGGAACTGCATTAACTGCTCTTCAAAGTCAAATAACCAAGTCGCATCTTTAGGTAAATAAACATTTCCATTCGCCATTGATCCAGTTGCATTATAAAATCTAATCTCCTTTTTAATTCCTCCGTGAGAAATTGGCACTATACCATAATTACATTCTTTAGGAAGCTCTTGGATTAAAGAAGAGCCAGTATTCGCATCTTCAATTAAGATTTTATTTGCTACAGGGAATTTACCAGCAAATATTAATAAATTCATCTTTGTATCTTGGTAAATAGCTCTTTTGTTATACCAATCAATTAAATAAATTGATGTTCCCTTTACTCCAAATTTTAAAAATGAAGAAGGGTCATTTATTTCTTTAACCTTCTGGGCAGTATCAGCACTTACATAAATACTATCAAATTCCATAAATGGAACTTGTGAAAGATCAAATCTTTCAAACCATTTCATATCAACCATATTCCCACCCTCTGCAACTGGTTTTTGCATATATTGAGTAAAAAATACTTGCTTTCCATTAGCTATATTAGTTTCAGTATCTACAACCCTATTCTTTAGCTCATTCACTTTTTCTCTTGTAAATCTTGGTAATTCTGGTGCTAATAATTCCCCTGCCTCAACCTCTTTTTTAAAATCGCCAAAATAAAAATATTTTTTCTCTTCAAATTCTATTGGCAAGCATAAATGAGTATATTCCTTTCCTCTAGTTCTTAATAAAAAACCAGTTAAATCGCTAATACCAAGCCTTTGCTCTATTATTACAAAACTATTTCTTACCACACTACCACGACTTTCAAATGTATCCGCAAATTTACCTAATAATCTAATTTTAGTAGCTTCTGACTGCATCATTGTTGATGACATATAATCGTCAAACAAAAGAAAGTTTGCTCTTTCACCAGTAATATTGCCTTCTGTGGCAAAACCCTGCATTTCGCCACCCATAGTAGTTCTAAAATGTGTTTCTGTATTCTTTTTATCATCCGCTTGAAAATCAGAAAACATCCCTTGAAAATGTTTAGTTTCGGTAATTCTTTTAGTCCAGCCAATATTTCTATTTACAAGATTTTCTTTATTTGAAATTGCAAATATTTTTTCGTGTGGAGTTCTGCCTAATATATATGACGGAAGGGCAGATGACCATATTGTTGACTTCATTAATCCTGGCGGAATATTTATAATAAGTCTTTCAATTTCATAATCTGCCACTGCTTGTGCATATTCACACATTAAGTCAATACTCCAAGTATTAATTAGGGGGGAATTTGGGTGGATAAATGGATAAGCAAACTCTTTAAAGTAATCTCTAAATTTTCTTTTTAAGGAATTATTTGAATGCTGGCTTACAAGTTGTGCTAATAAAGGGTCTAAGATTGTTTGGTTTAACATATTTTAAACTTATCTATATCCTTGTATTAGTTAAATTAGAATCGCCTCTAATAGAGCATTTAAGCACTATTGTTTCATATTTACCTTCCAAGTTGGGTATAATCTCTACAATTTCATAAAAATTGCCACCAAACTCTAAAATATATGTTTTATTTATTTTAATTGAGTCATAGCGAATATAGAAGTGATCTGTTATTTTTCCTATCATATTAACGCCATCAAAAATATCTTCTCCATTATTGGATTTTTGCATTGCCCACATAGAAGCAATAGGCTCAAGATTTAAATTTGGATCAATAGCAGTTGTGTTTGTGGCTTGTTTTGTTTTCTTATAGAGAGTAATATAAGAACGCATATTGCCTATGCAGGTTTTAGCTGGTTTTGACTTTATTCTAGCACAATTTCCCATTAAAAATTTACAATTTTAAATTGGTCAAATAGTTGCATTGAAGCCATCATATCATTCATATTAGCACAATCGCCTCTATTTTCATAGATATAAGAAATCATTTGAAGCAAAGCCATCTTAACATCTTCTGGAATATTACAGCAAGAAGCACCATAACCAGCAACGAAAGTGATTATAACGCTTTGTTTTCTTGTGTCAACTTCTGGGAATGACTTATCTTGCACTAAATAGATGCCAGAATAGTCGGTGTCATCAATAAAGTAATAATCAGTGGATGCCCAAGTGGTAAGAACTCCGTCTTTGTAATACTTGATATGAGTAATGGATTGGAGTTTTGACCTTCTGATAATAATTCCATTGTCGTTATACTTAGGATAAAGCGGACTTACTCCTGAATAATAAGAAAGGGAGTTGTGATCGGGAAATCTATCTAGGAAAGTTTTGTAGGTTTTATTAATGAGGTCTCTGCCTGTCATTTTCTCAAAATAGCCAGCAACAGACTTAATTATCGCTTTTATAAGATTGTCATCTACAACAAGGCTACTAGGAACTTTTAAATAACTCTTAACATCATCTATGTCTAAGGGTAAATTTGTAGCTTCAGTAACCAATGGGTAATTAAGCGGTTCCTGAAATATCATTTTAATTACTTTTTATCTTTTTTAGATTTGTTCTCAGGGGTATTAAGAATAGCTTTATTTTCTATTGTTGGCATCACTTTGACTCCCCAGCCTTCTCTCACAAAAACCTCTGCCAATTCATCAAATACTTCTTCTGTGTTTCCAGATATATATTCTTTGGTAGATATTCCTAATGGACAAGAAGCGGCTAATATATTTTTCTTAATTTCTAATTGCATAATTTAAATTTAAAAAAAAGGGGAGTTTTTAATTCCCCTTTTATTATTAAGCGGTAGGTGAATGTAAAGGAGAGGATAAAATTACATCAACTGTAGCTGTTGAGCCAGTAGTTACAGAAGTTGAGGTAATTGATGCTTTAATGTAGCGTTTTTTACCAACATAACCAATTCTTTGGCTAGTATGAGAAGCTGTTAAAGCTGTAGGAGTTCCAATTAAAAAACTAGAATCAACAGCAGTAAAAGATCCGCCAGAAGTATCAGATTCAGTAATAACTGGCAAATAACTTCCGTCAGTTCTAGTTCCTAATTTAAAATTAAAAGTTGCACCTTGATAAAGAGCAGTATCAATTTCAATACCAACAGTTGTAGTATTAGTAGAAATAGTTGCAATGTTTAATGCGTTAGAAATTGTAATATTATTTTTTAAATCAACAGATGACATAGATTATTTTTATTTAAAATTAATAAGAAGGGAGAGATAGACTCTCCCTAAATTTAAGAAATTGCAATTTTTAATTTACGAATAGCTTCAGGAAGAACAACTTGTCCACCAGTTCTTTTGGTAATCCAAAAAAATAGTTTATCAGTTGATGCTCCACCAAATGGATCTTCTTTTACGGTAAGATTTCTATTGTCAACAATTCTGTATCCCCTAAAAAAGTCTCCACATAAAATTGGGAATGTGTTAGCCCCAACATTTGGCATATCTTGTGCTAAAAAGTAAGGAATGCCAGCTACTGTCGCAGGAAGTCCACCATTTAACGCTGGTTGAAATAAATAAGCGTCGTTAGTAGTTCCTTTTAAAACTCTAATATGAGAATGCAGAGTATTTCTATTGAACATATAAGCAAGGTTATATCCTGGTGCAACATCGCCTTGAATTTTTAATAGAGCATCGCCATTACCTAATGTAGAAGCGGCACCAGAGGCGGTATAACTAATATAAGTATTAGTTAAAAGACCTTCAGCTTGTTTTGAGCCAGTTCCGTTAATGAAAAGTCCGCCTTCGTGCTTAGCAATAACTCTAGCAATTTGAGAATTAATTTCGTTTCTCATACTAAACAAAGAATCTTCTAACATTTCAGTTGAAATTTCTATTTTAAAGCCAAACTTATGAGCAAAGATTTCTTCAGATCCATAAGAAGCATCAGAAGATGTAATTGCTTCGCCTTCTCCCATATTATAAACTGTTGGAAGGCTGGTTTCTTTAGCGACAGTAATAGACTTCCTATTTGTCGGAGTTACTCTAGCGACTTGACGAACTGGTGAAATTTCAGTAATATTTTTGATAATTTCGTTAACATATTCGGTCGGAGCTAAATAACCACCAGCAGTATTGACATCTGTTCTAAGATATTTAACTTCAGGTTGGAATCTCATTTCTTTTGTGCCTAGTGTTAACATTTTTTCAAATGCCTTTAATTCTTCTCTGATTTCCTCATTATTGCCACCACCAAAATTAGCACGAGTAAGGACAGCTTCCCTTGCTTTAGCTTCAGATTCAAAGTTTTCACGAGCTTTTCTTTCCTCAGCTATTTTATTCATTATATTAGTATTGTGAGATTCAAACTTTTTATCATATTCATCATTCATTGCTGTTAGTTTTTGTTCAAAACCAGATGATTTTTGTTCAAATGTATTTCTAATCTCATTAAGCAATTGCTCTGAAGATTGTTTAACTTCTATGGTCATTTTATTTATTTAATTTGTTGAAGAAAATTTTGTAAATTAGTTACTAAGTTTTGCTCTGCATCACGCAAAGATTGTTCTTTCTCATCACGAGAAAATTCTTTTACTTTTGAAATAAGTGTTTTTGCTTCTGTGTTAGAAAAACCACTTTCTTTCAAAACTGATTCAATATCTTTAAGTGAATTTACTTCCTTAAAGTTTTTATCGTCTTTTTCTGGATTTAAAAGCTCTTTTATTTCCGCCCTGTCTTCTTCATCTAACTGTGTGTCTTTCAGCATAGATTTAATTGCAGTAAGTCTTGCCTTGTCATTCATCGGAAAAGTAACTACTGAACCTTCCATAAGTGTTGACTTTTTAATCATTCTACATCTCTTACCATCCACCATTTTTATTTCACAATTTTTTTTATCTAATTCATAGCCAACAGAAAAACCAGAAATATCTCCGTTTTTAAGGTTGGCGTATTTTTCAGCGGCATTGGGAACTAGATAATTTTGGGTAATTGGATCACGCATTAGGTTAAATTTGGCATCAACCATCTTTAAACCGTATTCATCAGGCTCAATTCTAAATTTACCAATTGGTTTTTTTGTATCGTGGTCAGCTAAAAGAGGGTAGAATTTACCACTAGGCTCTTCAGAGAAGGCTTTAGCGTCAAAAATATCATTCCCAAAATCAATGTTGTTAAATGCAGCAACATATGCCTCAAAAGAGCCATCTTCTTGCAGACTCTTAATTTCTAATGTAAATTGTTTATAGTTTAATTCCATAAGTGGTGAATATGGTTAATATTCATTAATATAAACATTGCTTTTTATTAATTAGCAATATAAATTATCTATTAGTAGTAATATAATACTTACCAATGGGCAAAACTAATAATTCAAAAGAATATATTTTCATAACTCAATTTGAAAGATTTTATCCTATCTTACATAAGGAGGGCAGGATAACAAAACCTACAAGAGATGCTTTTATGGAAGAATATATTGGTATTTCTAAATATAGTTGGAAAAATTTCAGAATAATTGGAATAGCAAAGCGTTATCAAAGAATCTTAGAGCTTTTAAACAAAGTATATCCTAAAGAATAATGCCATTGTCGTATAATGATATTACATCGGCTTTGTAACCCAATGATGGGGGTTTGATTCCTCCCGATGGCACCAAAAAAAGAAAATTAAAAATCTTACTAATCTTCCAAAGCAATAGATTGGGTAGGAGATGAATTAGTCATTCCATTTGCCGCAACTCCATAATTTTCGCCCTCTTCTCCAGCTACCGCAACTTGGTTTCCATCAATATAAACTGCATTCCCCCCAATATTAGTCTTAGGACGATCCATATACTTTCTAATCTCATTAATTGTGAATACTCCCCCTTTCTTAAGGGTAGAAATTGATTCAAACATACGAACTTGTAAAGCCATAATAGAGGACTTATCATAGCCAACCTTAACAATATCTTTTTGTGGATAGAAATTTTGATAGACAAAGTAGTAATAAAAATCGCAATACTTATCTAAAAGAGGTAAAACAGCTTTGTCATAAAAATAAAGGTTAGCTTCTTTAGTGGAAGCGGCGGCGGCAAATTCACCCTCTACAGACGGCAGGGAAACATTGAAATTATTATAGATCGCAACCCTCATTCTTCGCATTAACTTCTCAAAATCCATATCTTTTAGGTTCATATCCAAAGAAACAGCGGTAAATGGCATACCCATTAAAAGAGTTTTTCCAGTATTGTTTGCCCCAGAGAAATTCTTTCTAAGATATTCTCTCATTTTATCCAACATATCTTGCGTAGGCATAGATGTTCCTTCTTTAGGAGAAAACATCATTTTAGAAGACATCCCATTTTTTAGAAGGTTTGTATTGTGAATTGACGCTTGAAGATATTGGTTCATCTCTAACTCTACACTTTGCAAAGGAGAGTCACCATATAAACAGTTATTCATAGGATTGGTGCTAGGCTCTTTGAAGTGGACAAGAGCACCAAACTTATCGTCTACAAAAATCTCCACCCATTTGTTATTCAAATTGCGAACTAATTTCTTATGAAAGTATCTAGAAGTTCCATTTGCACTATAGTAGTAATGATTTACATAGCCATTGTATCCAGCAACAGCGGTAATAAAATCTGGACGCAAATTAAATATCTCATTTGGTTCAAAAATAATTCTATCACCAGTAGAATTAAGAACCCCAGTAACGTGAATATAATTATTCCCAGTGGCTAGGTAGTGGATAAATGCCTCTTTGCGAAAATCTACTCCTGTTTGTTGGAAATTTGGTCTACTAAACTTCTTAACGAAAGGATTTTCATATTCAGGTTCTAAACCTTCCTCACTTTCTTCGTAAGGAACAAGTTTAATAGCGGAGGCTTCTGAAGCAATTTTTCCTATAGCATCTCCAACAGGAGCTATTTCTGAATAATATTTTAAACCAATAGTAGGATTACTAGCAAAAGAAAAAGATTCGTAGTAATCTCTCAACATCAAGGCATCATAAGCACCTTTCCTCTCGTAACCAAACTTTCCTAGTATTTTTTGAAACATATCTAATTATTGCGGTGTAATAATAATATTTAATGTTTTAAATAAAAAAAAATTATTTGCAAGTTTTTTATTTACCAAACACAATCTATGCTCTCCTGTCTTTTTCCTTATTTTACATAATCTTTTAAAAATAATGTAAAATGGTGTAAAATTATCTTCCACTTTGGAATAAGTAAAATAGCCACTAAAAATAAAATAGATACTCTCAACCTTACTCTAACTTAGAAAAAATAAAATACTCCTCTTGGAGCCTTTAAAACAGCATATAAAAAATAAATATTGACAAGTAATTAAAAAAAAAGATACTTGACAAATACCCTTAAAACTGGGGGGACAGGGGGGAGGCAGCTAACTAGCTAGCATTTCACGGAAGTGAAGCCGCAGAACAAAACTTGGGAGGCATAATGTATTATATATTTCTTTTCTAGCATCCTACTCAAGCTATACATCTTTAACTGAAAAAATTCCAAAAAAATATTATACCAAAATTGATAATTAGAATTTGAAAAAAAACTGATTTTGATATAGGGGGGTCTAATGGAAAAATATGAAAAATATGTGAGGGGTAGCTATTCAATACAACAACCCCCCCCTCT